CGTATACCCACAAAAAGTTCAAACACGTGCCTGGACTATACCTGAATTTAAATTACCTATTAAAGATGTTCCATTACCTTCGTTGAAGACTGAGAAAAAAGAGGCTGATAAGGTTTTGGGAGGAGAAGACATTGATAATGAGGAGATCCCATTTTAATGATTAATATTCCATTTCCAGACAAAAAATATAACATCATCTACGCTGATCCAGCGTGGAGATTTAAAACTTATTCCAATAAAGGAAAAAAGAAAAGTCCAGAAAATCATTATGATTGTATGGATATTAAAGATATTAAAAATTTACCTGTTAAAAATATAGCAGATGAAAATTCTATATTATTTTTATGGGTTATTTATCCTTTATTAGAACAAGCATTAGAAATTATACAGGATTGGGAATTTACCTATAAGACCTGTGCTTTTAGTTGGATTAAAAAAAACAAGAAGTCAAACAGTCTGTTTTGGGGATTAGGATATTGGACTAGAGCCAATAATGAGATTTGCTTACTGGCTACTAAAGGAAATCCAAAAAGAGTTTCTAAAGGAGTTCATCAAGTAGTGTATGAGCCGATTAGAGAACACTCACGAAAGCCAGATTGTGTAAGAGATCGCATAGTAGAGTTATGTGGCGATCTTCCACGCATAGAATTATTTGCAAGACAAAAAACTGATGGATGGGATGTTTGGGGAAATGAAGTATGATTAATATTATTTTAGGACCACCCGGTACGGGAAAGACGACTAAACTTCTGGAAATTTGTCGGCAGAAAAAAGAACAAGGAATTCCCTGGAATAAAATTGGTTTCTTTTCTTTTTCTCGCAAGGCGGCTTACGAAGCGAGAGACAGAGCTCGGGATAAATTTCAGGCAAGTCGTGAGGATCTCATTCACTTTAGAACTCTTCATAGTTTTGCTTACAAGCATCTTCCCATTGAGGACAATAACCTAATGAAATCGAAACACTGGAAAGAACTATCAGGTCTTATTGGCTTTAATCTCGTGTTCGACAATAATAAAGATGAATCTATTTTCGCTAACACCAACCACAAGTACGTGAATTTAATTAATTTGGCGAGACTGAAAGGCTTGCCCTTGCGCGACGCATGGAACACGGCACAAGAATTTATGATATGGTCAAAATTGGATTTTATTGATAGGGCGATTACGGGATATAAAAAAGAAAATAACTTGTATGACTTTACCGATATGATCGTTGATTATGTAGAGGATTTTCATCCTACCTCTTTTGATGTCCTCTTTATTGACGAAGCCCAGGACATGCCGAAGATCCAATATGACATGGTACATAAACTAATTTCCCATAGCAATGAGACGTATATCGCGGGGGATGATGATCAGGCTATTTTTCGGTGGAGTGGGGCGGATGTTGATCAATTCATTAATTTAAAAGGAAATGTAGAGATTCTAAATAAATCTTATCGTTGTCCTCCGAGCGTCTATAGATTGGCGAATTATATTATTACTCGTATTCGGAATCGTCGTCCTAAAGAATGGCAGCCGAAGGATGAAGAGGGACATGTACATAGGATGACCCATTTGCGCCACATTGATTTATCGAAGGGAAAATGGCTCTTATTGGGACGTACCCGAAAAATAAGGAACGAAATGATTGAAGATTTTCTTTTTTCCCAGGGATATTGGTATGGAAGAGGGGAACACCGTCCAATCGCTCCTAGTGTGTTAAGCGCCATTGATACATGGCAGCATTTACAAGCGGGGGAAACTGTTTCTCATGGCGACATTAAAACTTTGTACAGCAAAATTAAAAGTGGCACAGGGATAAAAAGGGGCTTTAAACGATTCAAGGAAGAGGAAAAGGATGAACTTTTTACATTAAAGGATCTTCAGGAACACCATGGATTATTGGTGGACGGGGAATGGTACGAGGTTTTGGATCGCCTCAAGCCTTCTGAGATAGCTTACTTGCGCCGACTGGAACAATTGAATGAGGATATAAAGGGGGAACCTAGAATTCGTGTTTCCACCATCCATCAAGCCAAAGGTGGTGAATGTGACAACGTTGTTGTACTTTTGGATCTAGGTAAATTAGTTTATAGATCATATTTAAAGAACCCCGACGATGAACATCGTGTATTTTATGTAGCAGTCACAAGAGCCAAACACAATCTATATATTATTGAAGCGCAAAAACAGGAAGGATACAGACTTTATGAAGCCTCGTTCGAAGATGACTTGTAAAGAAATTCTAAAAGACGCAAAAAAATTAATTGGTGGTAGTCGCCAGAAGGATTATGGTGACAAGCTTACCAATCATCAGAACATTGCCGCATTGTGGTCGGTTTTCCTCCAGGTAAATATCACGGCACACGATGCGGCGGTGTGCATGGCTTTGGTAAAAATAGCACGGCTTATGCACCAACATAAAAAAGATAGCTACATTGATCTAGCCGCCTATGCCTCTATCGCAGGAGAGATAGAAGAAAGAACAAATAGGCATGTATCTTTTGAATCAGAAGGCGAGAGACGAGGAAGAAAAACATCAGAATATATAAAGGAGAAAAATGCCCCGAATAAATAAAAACAATTGGATAGATCGAAAAAAAATGGATGAAGTCGTTTGTAAATGGTTTAGTCATGATGAAGATGGACATGTACATAGGATGACCCAAGAAGAAGAAGAACTTATTTATAATGGCCATCAACCTTTATATGACTATGTTTTAGATTTAGATAAATTTAATGATATACCTTTAATAAAAGATCCTAGTCATTATAAAAATAAAGAAATAATGATTGGTCATTATATTCATCATTACATTGCATCTAGAAAATTAGGTAGAGAACCTCTGTTTCATAATTTTAACATACCCCATGAAGTAACAATAGTAGGTGAAGCTATATTAAGACATCCCTTAATGAAAAATATTTTAGGTGTTGAAGTAAAAATACCTCATGCTCATTTAAAAGGAAAATACTTATTTTATGATGCTGTTTTTTGTAGTAATGAATCTGGAGATAGTGGTCCAGAAGAATATTCAATTATAGATTACAAATACACTAAAAATTTAGATACAGTTAATCCTAATAAATATAATATGGCTCAATGTTTATTATATTTAGAATCATGGCAAAAAAAAAGAAAGAAACAATTAATAGTAGATGATGTTGCGGGGGAAAACCCATATTTTTATTTAATTTTTTGTGATGGAAAAAATACTAAAACGTATGAATATCAAATCCATAGCAAAAATGGATTTAAATTAAAGGAGAAAAAATAATGCCTAGTCCTTTTGCATCACGAAAAAATAAAGAAGCTAGAAGACGAGTTCTTCCTGGCTACCCAAAAGATTTTGTTTTTAAAGATTTTGATGAATATAAACAATATTTTGTTGGGGACAGAATCATCTGCCTTCTTTGCGGAAAGCATTACAGAGCTATTGGTAATCACGTTCAGTGGATCCACGAAATTACTATTGAGGAGTATAAAAAAAAGTATGGTATATTTTGGACTAAATCATTAACGTGTAATGATACCCATGAAATAATGTCAAATAACGCGAAAGAAAGAATTGCTAATGGCGAATTTATTCCTCCAACTATTGAAGGAAGAAGAAAACAAGGAATGTTTGCGCGTAGTTATATTAAGAAAGGAAGAAGAAATCTTCCCCTTCATAAAGTTTATCCCGCAGAAAACATAAAAAACTATAATCTTTCACATGGTCGTACAGGAGAGATAACCAAAAAGAGAGAAGCAAATCGATCAAAAAGAGGAACACCAGAGTTTAAGAAAAAAATGACAGAAAGACCACAAGTGAAAGCTTTCATAGAAAAATATAAAAATTATTGGAAAGGACGAAAACAATCAGAAGAGCATATTAGAAAAAGAGCCGAGGCTCTCAAAGCTTATCATATCAAATTAAAGGCACGTTTAAATGCCACAAAATAATTTTGGCTTCGTTCAGTCGGAGTGGGTTCCTCCCGAAACCCTTCCTGATTTATCAGATGCAAAAGTAATGGCATTTGATCTGGAGACTTATGATCCTAAATTAAAGACAACGGGACCAGGATGGACATCCTCTACAGGGCATGTTATTGGCATTTCCGTAGCCGTTGATGGATGGAAGGGATACTATCCCATCCGTCATGAAAATGGGTTTAATTGGGATAGGAAACGTGTCCTCTCCTGGATGAAAGATCTAATGAAAACCGATGCCATTAAAGTGGCACACAATGCAGTTTATGACCTAGGATGGCTTCATACAGAAGGCATTAAAGT